CAAACCGTTGAGTTCATAACTAGGGGCAGTGTCGGTTACAAACATAAAAACATCAGTGTGGTCCTTGATTCTTGGTATGGCCCTGGTGGCAGCGTTATCATCAACGATACGAACTCCGGCCAAGGCTGCATTGAAGTTTTTGCTTCTCATAGCAAAAAACCTGTGTTGGCAACGCAACCTAACATAGGACTTTTGACTGCCACAGCTGGTTATTCGCAACACACTGCCAAAACTAAAGAAGAAGACTTTACAAAGATGATGTCCACACTCGACGACCTCATTGGTTCCTCCCAAGGCTACAAGCGTGAATGCTATGTAGTTAAAGTCAACGCCCAATATTCCGACACACAAATGCAACTACATTTAGCTGCTTACCATGGCAATGACTTCGGTAACCAAGCAAGTTATGAACTAGCCACAGAAGCTACATTTTTCATTCTGGTGATGAGTTTCATAATGAAACTTGTCTGCGGCGGTTTTTATGTACCCCTGGTCGCTGGAATGCGTTTGTCACATAAAATGATAGCCACCATCGACGGACCTAATCTTTAGAGGATTGCCATAACACTTCGAAACGAGCTCACTACTGTTTTCTGCCGTCTCATACCCCATACTCCCAGGTATAATGAGATCAACGGGAACCTGGTGATTTTGAAATGCAACCTCTCTATCATAAGCGGACTAATCCTCCTCTTGGAGAAGTGTGGGGCATTTCCAGCTTCACTCACCTCGTATTGTAGAAAGGCATTCATTTCCATAATGTTCCAAGAAATTGTTAATATTTTGGCCGTCATGCTGATAATTAATCTTGCAATCATAGCCGCCCTAACAATTTTCTCATTGTGCAAGAACGTTAAACTTTTCGCTGAATACAAATCGGGTGATGGCATAGACAAGTTTGGGAAGATCGCAACTGACTGGATGACAATCTATACCAAGTTCTTTAGTTGGATGACTAACATTGGAATTTGGTTGTTCTTTTTGTCTATACTTGGCACAATAATTTTACTCGTTCTGGCCTTTATGTTATGGTTGAGTGTGACTGCCCCCATTTGGTCCTTCTTCAATTTACTTGAGACTTATATCGCAAATCGACTTGACAAAGTGGATGTTGGCTCTTCTATTAATGGCTATCGTTCACATTTGCTCAGAGATAAAGTGAGGTCCGTGATTGAACCAATTCTCAACGTGTTTTATGGCGAAAAATTGGTATAGATCACTAAGAGGATTCCACTCGCCACGAAGTACAACAAGAACGTCACGAAAGTCAGAAGCAAAATCCCGCATGTCGATAGGAAAATCCGTTGCACCATCAAGAATTAGAAATTCAAAGCCACAACCATTTAAATGAGCACAAAATCTGCAATTGGCCACGAATCTAGAAAAGATGGGGTGATGATACCCATGGAAGTGTCTTCTAGTCCAGAAAGCTTAGAAGCGGGCATATGCATGCGACATGCGTAGGAAGGAATTCGACCACCAGATGACAGAGTTTTATCCTCATTCAAAGACTTTGCACACCCAATTCTTCTTGTCTTGATAGCCCACGTGATTAAAACCTCTGTTCCAGTCGACATCATCGCACTTGTACTCTCACGCCCTTGGTCAGCTATAAAGAAATCCTTGTATATTGTGAACATTATTAAGACACTAACTTGGACCACATTGGCGAATAAAGATACCAAACGTTGGGGCAAGCATTATTACAAAGCAATGGTTAAGATTGGAGAGCGTTACATTGTATCTCGCAGTCGATTGGCACAAGCTATCGCAAGGGGATATTGCGCCATCGAAGCCCGCGCCCGCAACATATTTGTCCCCATGGGGATCTTGTACTAGGGGCTGGCAACAATGCTTTCCACTATTGTGATTTCCTAGACTAAGGTTATTTTCACATGATTCATACATGGACTCAGCAATACTGAAATGGGCCTCCTGATAAGCGACGCAGCACATCGCCTCCGTCCGAAGGAAGCCCATGCCGATCCCAAGATGGATGAAAGGGTCCTCGTATGTGCGGACGGTTCGTCATTCGATGCAGGCCAGAATTTTAAAATACTTCAAATTATTGATATTTTCTTTTGGAAACAACTCCTAGAATCGTCGTGGTTGAATAAGGTCCTTTTTGGGCATAAGTATTTTAGTGAATAGAACTTGCCTGTGCTGAGAAGCAATCTTGAAAAGCCTTTTTTGGAAGTGGGGGCCACATTATGGGTCACAGATCCAACCAACGGTCGCCGACAAATTTATGTTAAAGGTACAACCTTTAGCGGCTCCGCCCCTCGAACAACTTTCGGCAACACCATTAGGCAGGGACTTTATATGCTCTGGGCATGTGTTCTCGCCGGATTGGTGCCAAGAATCTTCAGATGGCAAACCGACTACGATTGTGAGCTTTTTGTCGCAGGTGACGACGTTATGGTGATGTGCCGACGTGGCGATACCGCCCGTCTTATTAGTGCCTGCGAGAGCCTCTTCTATAAGGACAAGGGAGATGAGCCATATGGTCTCGGATAAAGAGTGACGGACTACCACATAAGAGAGTGGTACGACATCGACTTCTGTAGTAAGATTTCTGTACTAAACTAGTACGGCAATTTAGTAGTTATGCGCGATCCCAAGAAATTGATCACGATGAGCAACTTCCATCGCTACTGCGCTGACAGCGGTTATATGCCTGCCGAGGTACATTCTGATTACGTGTCTATCTGCGTGCTATACGAGCTCCCAGGTGTTCTGGCACGCTGCTACTCTGAACTGAGAAGCAGCCTTGACCCCATCCTACAGGAAAGGGCCATCTACTACTACAAGAAATTGTAGTTGACAAGAGGCAACCAAAAGATTGCCTCTACTTTAGTGAACGATTAGTGCATTGATAAGTTCATTGCAAGGAAGATGAATATTCAATATTCTGACTACATCTCCTTGTGCTGTCAGTGCATCAACCGCTCACAAGTACTCGTCTTTTGAGTACTATTTGCACGCTCCCGCGTGCCCACCAAATCGAGCAATCTGAGAAGGTCAGGGCGATAAGTAGTATCAACGACCTCGAGGCAGTAAACATGCAGTATCAAGCACATGAAGTACACCTCTTGAGTCTTTTCGCCAAAATACATCGCGTTTTCTTCCATTACGCGTTACCGCGACAGCGGGAAATGGTGCTCTATGTAGACGGCGCAAACACTGCGAAGAGCCATTAGGCCACATAGATCTTAATAAGCAACCGCCGGGAAACTGGAAAAACCATCTGGATGAGAATACATCTTGGTCCCAATTGCAAAATTGGGTGAGGCCGATCGCGGGAGAGCTACCGCGACGGCTGCAGATTTGCCTTAAACTTAAGGGCCGTGTCCGGCCTGGCACCAAGGAACACTAGGAAGATCATTCCGAACAAAAATGCAGAAAGCATAC